CCTTGTACTTCCGGTCTTCCTTAAACCAACGGTCACTCAGTTTCTTGTTCACGTCTTAGCCACTAGTATAATATCAAAACCTGCGTGTACATGACCGGGCTGGTCTGCACTCGTAACATTAACTCGTATGTCAGTCTTCTCCGTAAACTTGTAGTAAGGGTTGAACGTATGTAAGAACCCATTCCCAGCCTCCGGTATAGCGTTAGCATGCTTGATGGTGAACAAATCTCCGTGGACACGGTTGGCAGCATACAGCTTAACCTCTGTAGAGGTAGGAGTCTTGTTAGTTGTGTCTGTAGTTGCCGCATAGTAGCTAGTCATGAATGCAGTATGCCCAGCCGGTACTGTGTAAATAGCCATGAGTGTCTGATTCAGACCTGTTGTTATGATGGCGTAATCTACGGATTCAGCAGAGTTGTGCGCCCTGATAGGGCTTGTTAGAGTAGTGTCGCCCATAAGGATCATGCGGAAGCAGCGTAGCAACGGAGTAGCTAGTACAACTGCTGTAGTAGTTAGCGTTGCGTTTAGCGTTACAGTCTGCGTAACTAAGTTCCAGTCAGCATCCAGTCCCTGTACATTAACCAATGCTCCACGTAGAGCTGTTTGATCTGTTGTCTGTGATACATGGGTGATGAGTGCTGTGGCTGGGTAGGGGTATACTGCACCACCATCCCATACATCAGTAGCTGTGTTTAATGCAGCCTCTGCCGTTGCACCAAACTTGTTGATACTTGATATCCCTTCATATACCCCCATAGGTATAAGTAACTTATCATCCGTGTACGGGAATGTATTAGGTGATATGGGGGTATGGGACACTACTCAAATGCCTCGGCTGCCTCTGCATCATCATCTATCTGTTGACGATTGGCTATGCCGCCTACCACATTCTCTTGGGCTTGGGCTGCCATAGCTTGAGTCTCTTGTCCTTCAGCTACCCTGATGTTATCTTGGACTAGCTCAAACTTGTCGAGACCTAAGTGTTCTTCCATCAACTGAGCGATACGCTTACCTGAGATATGTGCACTTACAGCTTGGTCTTGGTAGGCTGCTGAGTTAATGAACCCAAGGAGATTCTGTACAACCTGCGCCTGCTGGCTAAAGTGGCGAGCACCCACGGGATACAGTTTTCCTCGTTGATTGAGAACCTCGGGTGTGATCTTGAGGAACTCTTGAATTGCAAAGTCATCATCGAATACCTTAACTACTTCAGTCGCCCCAATGTTTCTGCGAGCGACTTCGAGCATTTGATTGAGAAGCGGTTCAACGAACTCTTCTTCAAACTTGTGTATCTTTTGCTGGAAGATGCGACCAGCCGCATTCTCCAAGGCTTGGACTTCAAAGGCGGTCTTTTCACCGGGTGTTCTGATTCCCATTGCCTGTTTAGGCGCACCAGCTAGCTCCTCCATGTTCTGCATCAGCTTGTCCATCTGGAACTCTGCGTTGAGAGCTGTGGCATCAGGCCGCAGCACATCTACGTCAGCGTCGATGTCCATATAGATCCTGCCACCGGGCTCCCACTCGAAGTCCTCTACGGACCCACGAACCTTCACCATCGGGTGAGCGATCTGATCGAATACGTCAGCTTTGAGGTTCTCTAGGTGGTCGAGTCTGTATTGCATCCCAACGAGGTTGTCTAGTGGTCCCATACCCATAAGGTTGTCAGGACGGGGTCTCCAGTTGACGTGCTCCTTGTTGGACTTGCCTAGCCACGAGTCATATGGTTCATTGAAGACTACCTTGCGGCGGTCCATGACAATGATACGCTGACCAGAGAGAACTTCTTCTTTCTCAATGTCAAGCAAGTCTCCTTCATACTCAAGTAGCTCAACCATGTCTGAGGAGTAATACGTGGAAGCGTTTCCAAAACCGTCAATGGAGAACCCTTCACTCTTGTCGATGTCAGAGTCACCATAGGCATTCAACGTCTTGCGTGTGATGAGTGCATCCTCTATTGCAGCCGGAACCCATGAGAATCCCTCCGGATCTTGTTCGAATGCCTCCATAAGCGATCCGAGTGAGACAATCCTACGTGTGACCTTACCGGCGCTCTTGAAGTTGCTAGCCGTAATGTCGAAATGTATATCGTAGGGACTGATCCGATTGAGTCGGGGTCCACTGTAGACCAGAGTACTTTCGCCTTCACCATTAGTGTGTAACTCTTGTTCGTGCGAGACTTCTCCGAAGGAGTTTCCGTAATCAATGTAATCATATAGAGCTTTGCTCACTTCCTGTTTGAACCCACTCTCACGGATCTTTTGAACCATATAAGATTCGATAAGTCGTGCCGTCTCTCTGTCTGCTGCGTCTTGCGTAGCAGCTTCCCACTTGAACCAATTGTCATGTGGGAACAGGGCTGCATAGTAGTTAGCGTGGAGGTTGTCCCGTAGCTGGGCCAACTTAGGCACAGACGTAGAGTTCTTCCAAGGGAGCTTAGCATTCTGAGTATCGTGAGTGCTGGTCTGGAACAAGTAGTTACGGAGAGTCTTGGACTCATCAAGCCAAGTGATGCAATCACCTCGCCACGATACAAACTTGTTCGTTACGAAGGATGCGAGGTCGTCAGGCTTGAGGAGACCATTTACTTCTTGTACAGCTTTTGAAGTTCTAGCCATATGCGACTCCACCAAATCTTGGTGAATAGACTACGTTAGATCGTTGTCTATTAGATTGTGTTTTCATTGGTATCCTCATAATTCCTACAGCAGCGTGGAGCGCGTCCTTGAGATCGTCATTAGATGGATTGTGTTGTACTAACTCTTGTTCGAGGGTTTCACAGAGTCCTCCCTCGAAGTGCCACACAGATTGGTTGTCGTAATACGGATACAATGTGTTGTGTATCCTCTCTTCCTTTGTACCCATCGTACGATTAGGGCGGTGCTTGTCAACAGAAAGCGCGAGGCCGTCCGCTCGGATGTCGTCCTTAATACGTTCAGCGATCACCTCCTGTGCTGCGGTCACCTCTGCTCTGATCTTCTTGAATCCCCACTTCATGTGGGAAGTGTAGACCATGTCGTAATAGGCTTTCGTTTTGTTCGTACGTCCACGTTGGATATCGAGCAAGTAGATATGTCCATCCCAGTCAACACCAATAACCACAAGAGCTGTGTAGTCAGCAGTATCTCGTAAAGAGAAGGCAAAGTCGATAGCTGCGAAGACGTTGAGAGGACGACCATGATAGTGCCACTTACCTTCTAGCTTCTTGAGGAACTCTGGATTGTAGTACTGGAACAAGGTGTGAGGTATAGCCTCGTTGCCCGGATCGTTGGGATTGTTATAGTATTGTGCGTAGAACTGTGTCTTGTCCAGATACTTCGCTCGCTTACGAGCAAGAATCTGAGTGTTGAATCCAAACCACCTGCCGTCCCCTCGTTGCTGCCGAGGCCAAAGGAAACCGCCTGTACCGTCACCTAGATCTTCTACTTCTTTTTGAAATACCTCATAGACGAGCGCTGAGTCGATGAGGTCACCTTCTTCATTGTAGATGTCTTCAGCGATTGTAAGTAGTCGTCCATACAAGTCTTTCGGGTGGTAACGCGTACCCACAATCCATTCGGATGCGTCGGAAGTCTCAATCGAAGAGAGGAGCGAGTATTGGTTTGTAACTTTACGTCGGCCATCATCACTGTAAGCATTCTCTTTTACTACTACGTCATCTAGCACGGCTATGTTACAGTGTAGGCCAGTAATGCCTGTAGTGAGACCAGCGGTAAAGACAGTAGGATCACGTACACCCTCTTGCTTGCGCATAGGGTGGTCTACCATGATCTCTCGTTCTGTCCACTTCTCCCGTTTGCCTTCGTCAGGATGGATCATCTCAGGCCAGTACCGGCGATAGACGGGAGAGCTAAGGATATCCTTGATGAACTTAAGCTGCTTCTCTGCTAGCCCAGAGGTGGAGCTGATATAAAGAACAGTTACTGCTGGGTTCCTTGTGATCTCCCAAGCTACCCTGTAGGCAATCATCGCACTCTTTTGATGATCTCGGGGGAGTAAGCACATCTGATGTTGCCGTGCTTCCGCCCTAGTCCACCACTTAACCAGCTCTTTGTGTGCTGCTCCTAGCACCCTATGGGGTGCAATCAGTTTAATGAACTGGAGTAGATCATCTTCAGCGGCTCGCTTGATAGAGGCTTTGTCTATGCTACCCATCTACCGTAACCTGCCGCGAGCTGTGAAGTATACTCTCTTAGTTTGATAATCTGATTGTCCTAGTGGGGTCGAAGATCCACCCATTCCTAAGAATGGTATCGGTGTTATGAAGCCGCCTTCTGCTGCGGAGACTTGCCCAGCTCCCATATTTAGTATAGGGATAG